TCGTATGTTAATAGTTTTGTCGCTTTACCCGACTTTTATACTCAAATGCCAAAAGTGGTGCGACCTAAATCCTTCCATTCCATTGGATTTACAGAATCAAATCTCTTTCCTCGAAAGGTACGAATTGCCGAAATTGATAAGGTTACCGATAAGTGCCTTGATGGAGTCCGCGTTAAGTGCAATGAACGTTTTCGTACAATTAAACCTACTTGGCCGTATCTCCTTCGATTATTCCCCCGATTTTCGGACCCTATTCGTAAACTTCCATCGAGTGTTTACCAATTATTACATTCTGCGTTCACTGCGCCCGGGCGAGTCATTCGTAGCGGATGTGCAGATTTAACTTGTGACCCTTTTAACGAGCATGCTCCATCTAAACAGAGTATTTTGTCTTTTTGTAAACAGTATTTAAATTATATAGATAATTATGGAAAAAGAAATGACGAGCAAAATATTTTTGCACCTAAAGACCGTTTACCGTATAGTGATATTCTCATTCTTTCTGAATGTCGTTTGTACGATGGTGTTGATTTGGAATTTACTCATCGTCTCTCCCGCGTATACCGCTTTTTTCTCAGAATTGCGAAATTTGTTTGGACATATTCAACAGACGGATGTTCAGAACTCTTCTGGTCCAGCGGCACTCCTGGAGGAGAACTCTTTGGACGAGACAGGTTCTTGTGTATTATCTCCGAGAAGATAGTTAATTTTTGGAATCGTTATGATTACAACCGTCTTGTAGATTTCTATCAAACCTTGGAAGATGCCAATGACAAGGATTTGGTAGACTTTGAGCTTCGTAACTATTCCTTCCGTTATAACAGGCCTCCTGATAATAAGGAAAAACCTTACCATGAATTACCTCTTGTTCGTCGTTTGGCTGCCGCTTCATTGATGAAATGTCGGGATAAGGTCAAGCACAAGAAGGCTAATGATTTGTTTGGTATTTTTTCTTAGCATAACTGATAATGTTTAATTTTAAAACGTTTTTTTATGTCTTCTTACACTGGAATGTCCGACCTCCAGAATCATCCTCACCGTTCTGGATTTGATATTGGACGTAAAAATGCATTTACTGCAAAAGTTGGTGAACTTCTCCCGGTTTACTGGGATATTTCTATGCCTGGTGATAAGTACAAGTTTGATGTTGAGTATTTCACTCGTACTCAGCCCGTTGAAACTTCTGCTTACACCCGTTTGCGTGAATATTTTGATTTCTATGCTGTTCCGTTGCGTCTTCTTTGGAAGTCCGCACCTTCTGTGTTAACACAAATGCAGGATGTTAATAAAACTCAAGCGTTGTCTTTGACTCAGAATTTGTCTCTTGGTACTTATTTACCGTCTTCGTCCCTTTCTCAGTTGAACTCTTTTATTTATTTTTTGAACGGAGCTTCAGATTCGCCTGGTTCTAGCGATGCTCCTTTCTCTTTAAATATGTTTGGGTTCAATCGTGGAGACCTGTCTTTTAAGTTGTTGAATTATCTTGGTTATGGAAATATTCTTTCTACTACACCTTCTTCTGGTTCTCGTTGGTGGTCTACTACTTTGAAAAATAGTTCTGATACTTCTTATACTCAGGCTTATATTCAAAATAATTATGTGAATCTTTTCCCTCTTTTGGCGTATCAGAAGATTTATCAGGATTTTTTCCGTTGGTCTCAATGGGAAAAAACTAACCCTTCTTCCTATAATGTGGATTATTATGCGGGAACTTCTCCTTCTCTTTTTTCATCTATCCCTTCTGCTTCTGATCCTTACTGGAAATCCGATACGATGTTTGACCTTAAATATTGTAACTGGAACAAGGATATGTTAATGGGTGTTCTCCCTGATTCCCAGTTTGGTGATGTTGCCATAATCAATCTTGAGATTCCTGGTGGTGATTTGAAAGCTGGTTTTAAGACTACTGATGGTAAATTTATTTCTGCGGTTACGAATTCTCCTTTAACTACTGATAACAGTTCTTCTGGCTTGAGCGCTCCTGGTGTTACTTCCGGTTCTACTGTTGACCTCAAGTCTCCTTTGATTTCTGATTTGTCTGCTTTGCAGTCTCAATTTTCGGTTCTTGCGCTTCGTCAGGCTGAAGCACTTCAACGCTGGAAAGAAATCAGCCAGTCTGGTGATTCTGATTATCGGGACCAGATTCGTAAGCATTTTGGTGTGAATTTACCCCAAGCTCTTTCTAATTTGTGTACCTATATTGGTGGTATTTCTCGTAACCTTGATATCAGTGAGGTTGTGAATAACAATCTTGCTGCCGCTGATAATACTGCTGTTATTGCTGGTAAAGGTGTTGGTGCTGGTAATGGTTCATTTACTTATACAACCAACGAGCATTGTGTCGTTATGTGTATTTATCATGCCGTTCCCTTGCTTGATTATACAATTACTGGTCAAGACGGTCAGTTACTTGTAACTGATGCTGAATCTCTCCCGATTCCTGAGTTTGATAATATTGGTATGGAAGTTCTTCCTATGACACAAATTTTCAACTCTCCAAAAGCCTCTATTGTCAATTTGTTCAATGCCGGTTATAATCCTCGTTATTTCAATTGGAAGACAAAACTTGATGTCATTAACGGCGCGTTTACTACTACCCTTAAGTCTTGGGTTTCCCCTGTTACTGAATCTCTTCTTTCCGGATGGTTTGGCTTTGGTTATACTGAAGGTGATGTCAATCAAAATAATAAGGTTGTTTTGAACTACAAGTTCTTTAAGGTTAATCCTTCTGTTCTTGACCCAATATTCGGAGTTTCTGCTGATTCTACTTGGGACACTGATCAGCTTTTGGTTAACTCTTATATCAGTTGCTATGTTGCCCGTAATTTATCTCGTGATGGTGTACCTTACTAATATTTGTTTTGATTATGATAGGAAAATTTAATTCTTTGAAATGTATGGAACAAGGTTGTAGCCTTCTTCCTAATGTTGAACCTGACGCTTTTGCGGTTGCCCCTAGCTTTGATTCTACTGAACAGCTCCGTGTTGAAATTGATGATACTGATGAAACTCGTCCTGTGCGTTACACTTCTGATATTCGTTTAATTCTTCATAATAAGGATTTGGCCTCTCGTGCTGGAGTTTCTGTTGCTTCCAAATTTGGTCAAAGTAAGCAATCTACTTCCCAGATTCAACAAATTATGGATAAGATGTCTGATGATGACCTTTTGATGACAGTTCGCTCCCGGCATATTCAGTCTCCTTCTGAAATTATTGCTTGGTCTAAAGAGTTGTCAGCTTATGCTGAACGTCTTGAGTCTCAAGCTCAAGAGTTAATTGAAGCTGAAACTGCTAAACAAGAAGCAGAAAAAGCGGCTGCTGCTTCCGCTGAATCTGCACCTTCTAAATAATGGGTCTTCTTGGTTCAATTGCTGGTGGTCTCCTTGGCATTGGTTCTTCTGTAATTCAAAATTCTCAGAACAGACAAAATGTTAAGGAAACCAACCAGATGAACTATAAGATAAATCAGATGAACAACCAGTTTAACGAGCGTATGGCAATGCAGCAGCGCGATTTCCAGGAAAATATGTGGAATAAGGAAAACGCATATAATACTGCATCCGCGCAACGTCAACGTCTCGAAGATGCTGGTTTGAATCCTTATCTGATGATGAATGGTGGTTCTGCTGGAACTGCTCAGTCTGTTGGCACTGGAGCTTCTGCCTCTTCTGCCGGTTCTGCTGTTATGCAGCCTTTTCAAGCTGATTACTCCGGTGTTCAGCAGGCTATCGGTTCTGTGTTTCAGTCTCAGGTTCAGCAGGCTCAGGTTTCACAGTTACAAGGTCAGAAGAATCTTGCGGACGCTCAGGCTATGCAGGCTCTTTCTAATGTTGATTGGTCTAAGATGACGAAAGAGACCCGTGAATACTTGAAGGCTACTGGTTTGGCTCGTGCTCAGCTTGGTTATTCCAAGGAAATGCAGGAACTTGATAATATGGCTTTTGCTGGCCGCCTTTTGCAGGCTCAAGGTGCTTCTCAATTACTTGATGCTGAAGCCAAGACTGTTCTTAATAAATATCTTGACCAACAGCAACAGGCTGATTTGAATGTTAAGGCCTCTGAGTATTATAACCAAATGTCTCATGGCCATTTGAACTATAATCAGGCTAAGAAGGTTCTTGCTGATGAGGTTCTTACTTATGCCCGTGCCAAAGGTCAGAAAATCAGTAATAAGGTCGCTGAAGCTACGGCTGACTCTTTGATTCGTGCTTCTAACGCTTCAAATCACTCTAATGCTGAATTTGAGCTTGAAGCTGCTAAATTTAATCGTGAGCGCGCCCGTTCTCGTAGTATCGAGGATTGGTATCGTTCTCGTAATGAAGGAAAGAAGTATAAATATTATGATGCTGATAAGATTGTACATTATGGTACTTCTATCGGTAACACTATAGGAAACCTTCTGCCTTGGTAGTAACTTTTGTTTGTCGTGTTTTTCCCGGTTCGTAGTGATACGCGCCGGGTTTTTTTGCTTGGAGTAACTTCCGGCAACCGCGCGTAGCGTGGTTATACACCTCCCTGAATTCCGGGAGACCCCGTCGACTGGAATCAGAGCCGTCAGGCTATAGTACTGCCTTCCTCAAAGCTTGACGCTTGCAACGCGTAAACAATCTTCCTCTAATCTCTTCTCTTCCGTCGCCGCTAAACACCTAAAATATAAATTGACGAAGCCTACACGAGTTTGCCCGAAGGGAAAGCTATTTACCTCATAGCTTTCAGTTCCTCCCCTTGTCTTATATACGCAAACTCACAGACCAGCCTGCCACCCACATAGCTTTTGTTTATTAATGTTAATATTTTATGCTGACATTTGTTTTTTTCAAGTATTTATTTATATCTTTGCTCTGTCTTTAAAAACAATGTCTAATTTAACTTTTATTTTTATGGAAAAGTATTATCTGTGTTCTATCCAGTCAAAGGTAAATCCTAATCAGAACGAAACTGTTCTTGTACCCGTTGACGAAGTTTCTGCATTTGTTTCTTCAAATCTTCGTCCGGATTGTGTTCTTATCATTTCTCATTGTTCAACCTTTAAAGCAATTCCTGATGAAAAGTGAAACTAAATCTAAAATCTGGTCTGCTATTATTGCAGCTGCTGTCAGTCTTCTTACGTCTATTGCCCAAATTTTTTCGTAAGTCATGAATCCTGAATTAATGAAATTTGTTGAATGGCTTCTCTGTCGGAATATTCATTTTACTGTTAATTCTGCTCTCCGTACTCCAGAGCAGAATAAGGCGTGTAATGGTTCTAACACTTCCCAGCATTTGACTGGAGATGCCATTGACATAGCACCTGTTGATTTTTCTATGGGTGATTTCTCCTCGGTTATTGAAGGTTCTCCCTTCAAATTTGACCAGCTTATAAGATATCGTACATTTGTTCATGTTTCCTTTGCTCGTGGTCGTAAGCCTCGTCAAATGAAACTTAATTTTACTGATAGAAAATGATTACTAAGGAATTGCAGAATAAGCTAGTGACTCGTTGTCAACACCCTCGTACGGTTGTTAATAAGTATACACACGAGCCTGTTCTTGTGTCTTGTGGCTCTTGTCCTTCTTGTATTCTTCGTCGTTCCGGAATTCAAACAAACTTACTTACTACTTATTCTGCTCAATTCCGTTATGCTTATTTTGTTACTCTTACTTATGCTCCTTGCTTCCTTCCTACTTTGGAGGTTTCGATTATTGAAACTTGTACGGATGATATTGCGGATGTACCCTGTGTTCCCAATATTAATGACTTGGATGCTGGTGACCCTAATACTTATTTGTTTGGTTTTCGCAGCATTCCTCGTTCCTCTTCTGTTCAGTTGAAGAATTCTACCGTCGAACGTACTTTCAAAGACCCTGAAGTTCGGTTTACTTATGCCATGAAACCTGAGGAGCTTTTGTCTATTCTTGGAAAGATTAAGCATAATGTTCCCAACAGGATTCCTTATGTTTGTAATCGTGACCTGGATTTGTTTTTGAAACGTTTAAGAAGTTATTACCCGGATGAAAAATTACGTTACTACGCTGTATCAGAATACGGCCCTACCAGTTTCCGCCCGCATTGGCATTTGTTATTGTTTTCCAATTCCGACCGATTCTCGCAGACTGTTCTTGAAAATGTATCTAAGGCTTGGTCTTACGGACGTTGTGATGCATCACTCTCGAGAGGATTCGCAGCTCCGTATGTTGCGTCGTATGTTAATAGTTTTGTCGCTTTACCCGACTTTTATACTCAAATGCCAAAAGTGGTGCGACCTAAATCCTTCCATTCCATTGGATTTACAGAATCAAATCTCTTTCCTC